CAAAACTTGCGTTTTTAGGAGTTGTAGCCCCAATAGTCATATTGTCAATTGTTCCTACATTAGTAGGAGCAACTTCAACCGAACCAGTACCAGTAGGCTTTATATGCACATGACCAGTGCCCGATAGTTCAAACGAAGCCATTTATACAAATCTAGCCATCAAACTTGCGCCAAGTTATGGCAAGCAGGTCATGCCAGACACCAAGGCCACGGCCAAAGAGTCTTATAACACCTTGCTTTCGCGTGCGGCCATGCCAATGGAGCAACAACTCCCAAGCACCATGCCAGCAGGAGCAGGCAACAAGCCTTGGCGCGTATACGACAATCCCTTCATCCGTCCACCTGTCGATCCAGTCTTGGCCGGTCAAGATGGCCCACTCGAATTCAACTGAGGAAACACAATCATGCCAACCATCAATCAACTATCAGGCATCAGCCAAGTCTCTGGCGGTGATCTGCTTCCGGTTTACGTCTCCAACAATGGTGATGCTCGCAAGGTTTCGATCACGCAACTGCTGCAATATTTTGAGCAGACCTTTGCAGCACCAACAGTGGCCACCAACCTGTACACACCAGGCACTGGCTTCAACATCACCGTTCCAACGCCTACCAGCGAACAGCAATGGATGGTCATTCAGCCTGCTGGCACTCTGGCCGCAGGCACAGTCACACTGCCATTGAACACTGGCGTGCCTGATGGCACTCAAGTGCTGGTGACAACCACACAGATCATCACTAGCTTTACGCTTGCAGCTAATGGCGCGGCCAATACCTTTGGTGCGCCAACAACATTGGCAGCCAATGCGTTCTTTACCATGCGCTTCTACCAAGCCACAAATTCGTGGTATCGCGTTGCTTAATTTTTAGGAGAACACCATGTCAGTCGTCAATCAATTCAGCCCACGCCTTGGATCAAACCAAGTTGTCACGCCAGCGGCCACATCCGCAGCAATCACCATCAACCAACAGGACAAAGCAGTCCGATTGGTCAACAGTGGTGCAAATATCTGCTATGTGCGCATTGGTGATGGCGCTGCAACTACAGCAGACATCCCTGTTCGCGCAAATAGCGAAATCATCATTCGCAAATCAACAGAAGACACTGCTCTGTCGCACATCTCAGCTTCTGGCACTACATTGAACGTTGCGACTGGAGAGGGTGGCATCTAATGGCCACCAAGGACTCAAGACTCGCTCGCGTTGGCGTGGAAGGCTACAACAAGCCAAAGCGCACGCCATCGCATCCGACCAAAAGCCACGTTGTCGTGGCCAAGGATGGTGACCAAGTGAAGACGATTCGCTTTGGTCAGCAGGGCGTGTCTGGGTCTCCAAAGAAGGAAGGCGAGTCTAAGGCAGACAAGACTCGTCGAGAATCATTCAAGGCCAGACACGCTGAGAATATTGCCAAAGGCAAAATGAGCGCAGCGTATTGGGCCAACAAGGTCAAGTGGTAAGCCATGCAAATCCCAATCCTAAACGGCATCTACGCTGACAACACGCCAGAACTTCGCACCAGCTATCCTGTCAACATGATGCCTGTGCCAAAGAAGTCTGGCGTCAGCAACGGATTCCTACGTCCAGGCGATGGCATCGTGGCCAATGGCACAGGACCAGGCACAGACCGTGGCGGCATCAACTGGAATGGAGTCTGCTATCGAGTCATGGGAACCAAACTGGTTTCGGTGGCCAGCAATGGCGCTGTGACGGTGCTAGGTGATGTCGGTGGACCAACCACTGATCTTGTGACTCTCGACTACAGTTTCGACTTGCTTGGCATTGCATCAGGTGGCCGATTGTATTTTTGGGACCCAGTTGCATCAACACTAACGCAGAACACCGACCCAGACCTTGGTGTGGTGCTTGACTTCTGCTGGGTCGATGGCTACTTCATGACCACAGACGGTGCAAACTTGGTCGTGACCGAGCTGTCCAATCCACTGGCTGTTAATCCATTAAAGTACGGCAGCTCAGAAGTTGACCCAGACCCTGTGGTTGCGCTTATTAAGCTGCGCAACGAGGTCTATGCACTCAACAGCAACACCATTGAGGTGTTCGACAACGTGGGTGGTGAGCTTTTTCCATTCGCACGCATCGATGGAGCACAAGTCCAAAAGGGCGTATTGGGAACACATGCATGCTGCATCTTTATTGATCGCATTGCTTTCTTGGGTGGTGGCCGCAATGAAGCGCCATCCATTTACATTGCAGCAGCGGCAACAACCCAGAAACTCAGCACGCAAGAGATTGACAATCTGCTCCTGCAATATACAGAAGCACAGCTGGTGCGAGTCCAACTAGAAGCACGCAACGACAAAAATCATCTGCACCTTTATGTACACCTGCCAGACCGCACAATTGTCTACGATGCATCAGCATCCGAGGCATTAGGAGAGCCTGTCTGGTTTACGCTGGCAAGCACAACAGTTGGCTTTGCGCAATATCGCGCACGCAACATGGTTTGGATTTACGACAAGTGGTTGGTTGGCGATCCACAATCAAGCGATATTGGATACTTTGTGCAAGACACTGGCCACCACTGGGGTCAACAAGTACGCTGGGAATTTGGCACGCTCATCGCCTACAACGAGGGCAATGGCGCGATCTTCAACGAACTAGAACTAGTGGCACTGACTGGAAGCGTTGCATTAAGCACACCAGTTTTTAATGGCCTACTAAAAGAAGATGGGTTTTTCCTACTGCAAGAAAACAATGGATACATCCTGCTAGAACTTGATGCTCTAAATTCATTAACACCGACGAATCCACAGATCAGCACTAGCTATTCGGTGGATGGGAAATCATGGAGTCAGGAAAAATTCATTTCAGTTGGAAGCATAGGAAATACATCCAAACGATTGGCATGGTTTCAACAAGGTCACATGCGTAACTGGCGCATCCAAAGATTCCGTGGAGACAGTAATGCCCATATTTCATTTGTTCGTCTTGAAGCACAGATCGAGGCATTGGCATTCTGATGGCAACCGCACCACAATCACGCAGATTAAATTTGACGCGAGATCAGCTTGCGCAGTTTTTAACTGACCAACAACAGATCAGACAGTTTGAACTGTTGTTTTCTACTGTTGATGAGTTGCAAGTTATCACTGGAACTGACTTTGAGTATCAAGCAGATACGGCAGCAGCCACAGCAAACGAGGCATTAGCACAGCTCAGTGCATTGGCACAGGACACAGCAGTCGAGGACGCTGTGCTAAATGCCAAAGTGCAACAAGCATTGGATGCTATACCAGGACTGGCACAAGCTCTTGAATTGATGGCATTGGCTCCAAGACAAGAACTTGGAACGATTGCATCTCAAAACTCTGACAATGTAAATATCACAGGCGGTTTAATCTCTGGCCTTGATGCCCCGCTACCTGTTGCTTCTGGTGGCATTGGAGTCACCACAGCAGCGGCCAATAAAGTATTTGCTGGCCCTACAACTGGTGGTGCAGCTGCTCCTACATTCAGAACTTTGGTCGTGGCTGACATTCCTGCTTTGCCTTATGGCACTGGTGATGTTGTTGGCCCTGCCAGTGCCACAGATAATGCCGTTGCTAGGTTTGATACAACAACTGGAAAGTTGATTCAAAACTCTGTAGTCACAATTAGCGACACAGGCGCGACTACAGGTGTTACAACATTAGGTGCTTCTACTAGCGTTACTACACCTATAGTCCAAGCATCAAACTCTGCTGGTTTATCGCTTAAAAATGCGTCAGGCACAACCCAAATGAGTGTTGGTGCTGGCGGTGGCGATAATATGTCTGTCAATGTTTCTACTAACTTAAATGGTACAAATGCACAAATAGACATTAGTCCTACTGGCACTGGTCATGTGCATATAAAGCCTACTGGTACTGGTTCGGTTGAAGTTGCTCCTACTAATGTAGGAACAATTGACAATATGACTATTGGGGCTACAACTCCTAAAAACGCAAGTTTTGTAGATTTAAGCGTAACTGGCACAACTAGCTTTGATGGCGCACAAGGTACAAGCGGTCAAGTTTTAACATCCGCAGGTACAGGTAATACGCCTACTTGGACAACCCCAACAACAGGAACTGTCACCGCTGTCTCTGTGGTGTCTGCCAATGGTCTTGCAGGTACTGTGGCAACATCCACAACAACCCCTGCCATTACGCTATCAACCACAATTACAGGCTTGCTTAAAGGCAATGGAACGGCAATATCTGCCGCTACTGCCAACACTGACTACATGGGTGTTGCTGCACCTGTAACAAAGACTACTGACTTTACTGTTGCCAATGGCGACATTTGGTACATCAACAATAAGTCAGGCTCAACTTGCACAGTGACCTTGCCAACGCCATCAACCAACACAGGGCGCGTTTTGTACTTCCAAAACTACCAAGTTCAAACACTGGTATCAGCGTCATCAAATGTCGTTCCATTGGCTGGCGGTGCTGCTGGAACATCGATTCTCTTGGCAAGTTCAGGCGACTCTGCGACACTTGTATCTGATGGCACAAACTGGCTGATGACACAATACATCCCGAACAATATCCTACTTTTGGAGTAAACCATGACCGTATCAATCAAGGTGCTAATCCCACCAAAACAGGCTGAAAATTCACAGACCACGCAATACACAGCGACAAACTGCAAGGCGATCATTGACAAGTTCACGATCACCAATACCAGCGCAGGCAATGTGACTATCAGCGTCAACTTGGTGACAAGTGGTGGGTCTGCTGGCGCATCAAACCTGATCATGGACACACGTGCCATTGCACCCGATGAGACCTACACCAGCCCTGAGCTGGTTGGTCAAGCATTGGAGTCTGGCAGCTTCATCAGCACCATTGCCAGCGCAGCCACATCACTAACCATCCGCGCATCTGGCCGCGAAATCACTTAATCAAGGAGAACAGCATGGACAAATTTATGATGATGCCAAAGGGCTTCATGGGTCTGCCGATGGAGGAAGAATTCATCACTACAGCAGAAAACAAGAAGAACACCCAGATCGCCATTGATGACTGGATGCTTGGCCCAGAGAATCCAAGCAACGAGCCAACGGCCAACAAAACCTACTGGATCGCTGTTGGCAAGGCCATGCAAGTGGACGAAAAAGAGGCTCGTCGTCGTCGCTGCTCCAACTGCGAGTACTACGACAACAGCACCATGACGCAGGCCAAGATGGAGCGAATCCCTCGGAATGAGTGGGACACCGATGCTGGTTTCCGTGGTTACTGCACCAAATTTGAGTTCATCTGCCACGACCTGCGCGTCTGCCAGGCATGGGAAGAACGTGAATTTGAAATGGAAGATTGACCAAATGCCAAAATGTGGGAAAATAAAGGCGCTGAGTCTATCGGGCCACCAGCAGCTCACCCTTAATAGGAGTTGCGCATGACTGGTATCGAATGGCTCAAGGAGAACCTGCAAAGGGTTTTCATGTTGCCTGCGCCAGTCGTGGAATGGCTCGTTATGGTTTACGATGCCATTCAGGTGTTTGACGATATTGCCGATGGCGATACAGTTGAGCGCAAAGACCTGAATGCGACCATCTGGAACACACTGGTGGGAATGCACCAGAATCAATTTTTTATTACAAATAGCCATCATCTTGTGCCATTGCTGGCAACAGCAATCATGAAGTGGCAGGCCTCAGACCATGCCGAGCGTGTAGGTGATGCCGATGCTAGATCATTTATCTGGCGTGCAGGCTACTATGACCTGATTTTGATGGCAGTATCGCTCACGCATGGTCCAGGCTTTGCCACAAAGAATGCACATCTGGTCATGGAGTTATATGGCGAGAAATTTGAAGACTACATGAAGGAGTTCGGCAATGCCTGATCCAGTCACAGCCCTAGTTGTTGGTGGAACCCAACTTATTGGAAGTTCAATGCAGGCCAGCGCAGCTGGCGAAGCCGCAGGTATTCAATCCGGTGCAGCTCAAGCAGGCATTGAAGAACAGCGCAGGCAATTCGATGCTTTGCAAACATTACTCAAGCCTTACACCGAGGCAGGCCTGCCAGCACTCGAAGCACAACAAGCATTCCTTGGTCTTAAAGGACCAGAAGCCGAGCGTGCGGCCATTGAGCGAATCACAGGTGGAGAAACATTTCAAGCACTTGCAGGACAAGGAGAAGAAGCATTACTACAGCGTGCTTCTGCCACTGGTGGCTTGCGTGGTGGCAACATCCAAGGTGCATTAGCTCAATTCAGACCAGCATTGCTTAACTCATTGATTGAGCAGCAATATGGCCGTTTAGGTGGCATGACACAACTAGGCCAGCGTTCTGCTGCTGGTGTTGGCGCTGCTGGAATGGAATCAGGGACAAATGTAGCCAATTTGCTATCTCAGCAAGGTGCAGCTTTAGCAGGTGGTGAACTTGGACAAGCCAAGGCTTATGGTCAGCTCTTTAATCTGCCTGCTCAAATGCTTGGATTCCAGTATGGCGCAGGCGGTAAGGCTGGCGTTGGCTTTGGGTTCTAAAGGAAAACAACATGGCAATTAACCCATTCCAAGCACCAATCAACTACACAGTCGATGTGCAAAGCCCATTTGAGGCGGCAATTGGTGGCTTTAAACTTGGTGCAGCTGGTGCAGAAGCACAAGCACAAGCACAAGCACGTGAGCGTGCAATAGCAGCACAAACAAAACTTTCGGCTTTGTTTAAAAATCCAAATGCAACAGCTACAGATTATGCAGAAGCCTCTGCATTCTTGCCAAAAGATCAAGCTGAAAACGTTCGCAAATCTTTCGAAATGCTTACAGCAGAGCAACAACAAAGTTCACTTCGCAATGCAGCTCAGGTTTATTCAGCAGTAAAGTCTGGGCAGATTGACATTGCAAAAAACATGCTGAAGGAACAAGCCACCGCATATAGAAATGCTGGCCGTGAACAGGATGCCAAAGCAACTGAAAACTCTTTACAGTTAATTGAGATCAATCCAGCTGGTGCTCAAGCAACAATTGGAGTAATGACTGCCATTCTTCCCGGTGGTAAGGATTTGCTTGCTAATGTTGATAAAGCATTGTCAACAATTCGAGAAGAAGCCAAAGCGCCATCTGCACTGCTTGAAGCCAGAGCAAAGGCTGACAAAGCCGTGGCAGATGCCACTACAGCTCAAGCTACCGCCACCAATGCAGCAGAAAAGGCAGCAGCTGACGCAGCCAAAGCAACGGCAGACGCACAAAAAGCGCAAGTTGATGCCAAATTTGCAGAACAAATCACACTTGCAGACCTTAAAAAGAAAGCCGCTGATCTTGGCCTGACAAATGCACAAACTGGGTCTGCATTGGCACAAACCAAAAAACTTGGAATCGAAAGTCAAAAAGCCGCACTAGAGTTGGAAGCCCTCAAATCCACTGGTGGAATGGACCCAACCAAGACATTCGAGCAGGAAGAAAAACTGCGCAAGGAATACCAAGGCCGCACCAAGGTATATGGAGAACTTGGAACCACGTTCAACAATATCCAATCTTCAGCAGGAGCAAAGACTGGTCCAGGCGACATTGCACTGATCACCGGATTCATGAAAATGCTTGATCCAGGCTCAGTGGTGCGCGAAACAGAATTTGCCACGGCTCGCGATACAGCTGGTTTGTACACACGACTTGAAAACAGTTTAAAGAAAGCTGAAAGCGGTCAATTCTTACAGCCAAATCAAAGACAAGAATTTGTCAATCTAGCCAAGCAATATTACGAATCAGCTCAAAAGAAAGCAGAAGAAGACAAGAAAGCTCTTGGAGTGGTTGTCAAAAATTATCGCCTCAATGCTGAAAATGTGTTTGGACCTGAACAAGCGCCACCAGCACCATTGCCAACTAGTGCAACTATTGGAGGTAAAACTTACCCAAGGCCAGCATCATTCACTGATGCACAATGGAGTGACTATCTTAAAGCCAATGGGGTGATTCAATGAGTCCAGAAGAATGGTTGGCATCACAGACTAAGCAGGCAGCTCCAGTAGCTCCTGCCCCTGCATCTACGGCTACAGCACCAACTGCGGCTGCAATGTCACCAGAGCAATGGCTTGCTTCACAGCAACCAGCGCCATCAACAACGGCAACAGGTCTTGCTGGTGCAGCCACAAGAGGATTAGCACTTCCAGCCGCTGGCGCTGCTCTTGGTGCAGCTATAGGAGTCCCATTTGCAGGTGTTGGTGCGGTTCCAGGAGCAATCGCAGGTGCTGGTGCGGCTACGCTTGCCGGAATGGTCGCAGACCCCATCGTCGGCTCAATTAACAGCATGTTTGGGACAAAATACACACTGCCCACTGATGCACTGCAAGACCTGCTAACTCGTGTTGGTGTAGCAGAACCAAGAACAGCAGCAGAACGCATCGTACAAACTACCTCAGCAGGCGCTGGCGCAGCTGGTGGAACTGTAGCCCTTGGAAAAACATTGCAAACCGCTGCTGGACCAGTTACGCAAGGCGTAGGCCAACTCATGGCAGCAGCCCCAAGCCTTCAAGTTGCAAGCGGAGCATCAGCAGGTGCAGCAGGCCAGATCGCAAAAGAGTCTGGCGCTGGCCCTCTTGGTCAAATTGCTGCATCAATTGGAGGTGGACTTTTGCCTGCTGTTCCTCAGATCGTCAAAACCGCAACTCAAGCAACGGCCAAGGCAGTCGCACCAAGCGGAGCTGGCATCCGTGAACAAGTTGAGCCAACATTTCGCGAGTCGGTGCAAAGCATCAAGGCCACAGTCGGAGAGAAAATCTCGCCAGAGAATCAGCGAATTATCAAAAGCCAACTTACGCAGACACCTGATTCTGTTGACTTAGTAAATGTTAGGCTTTCAGGAACGCAGGTCGTACCTGATAACGAAGCAGTATCGGCCATCAAACAAGGCTGGAAAGATGGCACAGTAGCCAGCATCAAAGCAGCGACCGATAAAGATCGCAACGCCATGACCAAAATGCTCAACATTTTTAAAATGGGCGAAAAGAGCGAAGCATTCAGGGCTATGAACAGGCCAGCCGACATCCTTGGTGATACAGTTCAATCTCGCGTGGACTTTCTAGCCAACTCAAACCAACAGGCAGGAAAAGCCATTGACAGAATTGCACAAACCAAACTTCGTGGTCAGTCCGTTGATTACGACCCAGCTGTCAACACCTTTTTAGATGATCTTGGTTCCATTGGCGTAAAAGTTGAAATGGATCAAAATGGGCTTGCAAAAGTTAATCTACAGGGCTCACGCATTGAAGGCGATACAGGTGCAGAAAGACTGCTAAACATTGTCTTAAAACGTCTAAGTAAAACAGATGCGCCAGACGCTCTTGGTGTTCATGATGCCAAGCGTTTCATTGATACGCAGGTCAACTACGGAAAAAAGAACTTAGCCAACCCTTTGACTGCTGAAGCTGAGAAAGTTGTCAAAAATCTACGTAGAAATTTAAATGATTCGCTTGGAGAAAAGTTTCCAGTTTACAAAGCAGCCAACGAAAAGTATTCTGAAACCATCACGGCACTAGATGATTTGCAAAAAGCCGCAGGTACTCAAATTGACTTTGACTCGCCAAATGCCAACAAAGCTCTAGGCACTGCTATGCGCAAGCTGACAAGCAATTACGGCACACGCGCCAACTTGATCGATTCTCTCGACCAAGCCAATCAGGTGGCGGGCAAATATGGAATGAAGTTAGACGATGACATCGTGAACCAACTTATCTTTGTTAACGAGTTAGACCGTATGTTCGGAGCTGCTGCTCAAACATCACTTAAAGGCCAAGTCTCTGAAGCTATGCAAACAGGACTTGACATTGCCAGAGGAAACGCTGCTCAACGAGCCATGGAGTTGGTAGCTGAAAAAGCTCAAAATCTTCGAGGAGTAAACAAGGAAAATGCCATCAAAGAGATGGAAAAGATCCTTAAACGAAAGGCCAACCAATGAAGCCCTCAATGCATTGCCACAAGTGCAACCTTGAGCGACAATTCGAACAGGAGAACCAATAAATGTCAGTACTCTCAATTCAACCACCGTATCCAGTATTTGCTGGCGCTGACGGTCAGCCGTTGGAAAATGGATATATCTGGATTGGCACTGCAAATTTGTCTCCTCAGACAAATCCGATTAATGTCTATTGGGATTCTGCTCTGACAATTTCAGCAGCCCAACCTATCCGTACATTGAATGGTTATCCAAGCTACCAAGGAACACCAGCACGTTTCTATGTTGGAAGCGACTACAGCATCCAAGTGCTGAACTCTAAAGGCAGCGTTGTCTACACATCGCTGAATGACAATCTTTCAGGACTTGGAACTATTGCATCAAATGCTACTGGCAATGGTGTGCAGACAATTTTTTCATTGTCATCTGGGCCAAGCGCAATCTACATCAATGGCGTGTATCAAAATAAAAATACATACACATTTGCCAATGGTAATGTGACGTTTTCAGAAGCGCCACCACTTTCTTCGGTAATCGAATTTTTGATTTAAGTCTGTCAAAAACATCAACTTAAAAGTTAAAAAATGGCCAATACAAAAATTTCCGCACTAACGTCTTCTACTACCCCACTTGCTGGTACAGAAGTTTTACCAATTGTTCAATCAGGTGCAACTGTTAAAGTTTCAGTATCTGATTTAACTGCTGGAAGAACTGTTTTAGCGTCTAGTTTAGGTATTGGTGGCGCTGCTACAGCCTATGCAATAACGGCTTACGGCTCAATTACTTCAACTACAGGCGCAAATTATTTTGCAGGTACATTAGGTATTGGAACAACTCCTGCCTTTAAATTAGACGTTGTTTCTGGTGCTGGCGTACAGTCCATTTTCCGAGCTGGTCAATCTGGGATTAGTAACGGACTTACTGTTTCTAGCGATGGTACAAACTTGGCGTACACGTTTGATTCAGGAAATATTGTCATTGCAACATCTGGCAAAGGAATTGACTTTTCTGCCACATCAGGTTCAGGCACAAGTGAATTATTTGCTGACTATGAAGAAGGTACTTGGACACCAAACCAAGGCTCTGGTTTAACTGTTACTGGAGTATTTGCATCGTCAGGCACATACACAAAAATTGGAAGAATGGTGTTTGTGACGGCAAGAATTACAGCGTCTGTCAGCATGACTTTAACCGGAGGCTTTATTTGTAGCAATCTGCCATTTGCTATTGGTGCAGCCGCTACTGGTTCTTTAATAAATAGCGACAGTTTAGGCAATCCAGGCTCAACACTTGCATTGCCAGCGGCAAGCCCTGCTTTATACGCATCTGCTGTTTCCACACCTACAGGCAGCATAACTTATTCAGTTGCCTACCCTGTTTAAAGGATAAAAATGTCACTTACTAAAGTTTCTTACTCAATGATCAAGGACGCTGCTGTAAACGTCCAAGATTATGGCGCTTCATCTTCAGCAAGTGCAGCATCAAATTTGGTAGCATTCAAACTGGCAGTAATATCAACTCCAGTAGGTGGAACTTTGTTTGTTCCAGCAGACACCGCAGAATATGTTATTGATACAAATGGTGGAGAATCAGCAGCCATTGAAATCAATAAGCGCATGACTGTATTGATTGATGGTGTTGTAAAGTCAAATTTTGGTGCAATCCAAACAAATCCACCAACCATCTTTTTGGTAACAGCTGACGATGTGACCTTTACTGGCAATGGCATTGTTGAAGGCGATGGAGTTACCAATCAAGTCAACACTGGCACTGCAGCAACATCACCAAGTTTAATCAAGGTTACTGGTGATTCTTTCACAATGGATGGTTTGACTATCCGCAAGCCGCACAAATACGGTTTGAATTTGTTTGGCGCGAAATACGCAAAAATCACAAACAACAACTTTACTGGTGGCCCAACCGAATACCGCGACACCGCGTATTTCGGGATCAACTGCTACCTTGGCGAAAAGCACATCATTAGCGACAACCAGTTTTATCCTACTGATGATGGTGGAATGTTTGTGCAATGTATTTTTGCATCACAATGCAACGGCATGTCGATTCAAGGAAACATTGCAAAACACCCTTACGAAAAACTTGCTTACATTTCCAGCAGCAACAACAACATTTCCAACAACATAATTATTGGAAATTCAAATTTAATTCCTGGAACAAACACAAGAGGAACACTTGGACCGCCAATTCGCAATGACGGCCAAAACAGCGTAATAAACAACAACTTTATTTATGTTTGCGGTGGTGGTATTTCAGCAATCGGTGGAGGTAGCCTAGACATCTCAAACAATACTATGTTGTACGTTGGTCAAGGCGGTGTGGCTGTTTTTGCAGGTTCAGTTGCTTATGATTATTTATCCATTCGCAACAATAGGATGGTCTGTGGAAATCTTCAAGGAAGTAGTATTGGCAACGGAATTTTAATAAATCCGTCTACTGGCTCAAACTTTTATTTTGACATTTCGCACAATCAAATTATTGGTTTTGCACCTCCAGATACGATCTTAAACGTAGCGGCTTGGGCATCTACAACTGTAATTCCATACTATTCACAAATTAAGCCTACGGTTTTTAATAGTCGCCTTTACACCACAAGAGGTGGTGGAACAACTGGTTCTACAGAACCAACGTGGCCAACAACGCCAGGCGCAACTGTTGTGGATGGAACTGTCACTTGGACATGTGTTGCTATTGACAATAGTGCCGTTTCTGGTATTCGTGTTCTTGGAGTCAATTCTGGTTTGGTCAATGATCGTTGCATGATTTCAAACAACAATGTTGATGGTTCTACCACTCAAGATTGTCGAGTTGGAATGTATACGTCATATATGCAAAATTCAATTGTGTCAAACAATCGCATACGTTCTACTGTCTATAACATTTATGAAGACAATGGATCAGGCAATCGTTACACCGATAACGTTTTAGACACTACTGCTGGCGCTGCTGTTGGAATCTCTGGATTGGCTGCAACCAGTTTTGGAGAGGGTAACGTTTCTAATCCTTTAAAGCCATTGGTGGCAAACATTACATTGCCAGCTGGTGTTGCAACTGTTACGGTTTCAACAACCGTAATGATTGCCGCACCTAACGCCTTGGTGATGTTAAGCCCTACAAATTCACAAGCGGCAGCGTATATGGCTGCCAACGGAATTTATGCTGTTACTTCATCGCCAAACGTAGTTATTACATCGGGCAACGGCACAAACTTTGCTGGCACAGAGCAATTCAACGTGCGAATCATTCAATAAAGGGGTATCAAAATGGCTTTACAAAAAGATGCTGTCATCACGCAAAACGGATTTGAAGGTTCATTGCTTTCGCGTGATGCTTACTGGAAAATTAATCAACTGATTGGTGGAAAAAATGGAATGCACATAGAAGTGCATTGCTTGGTGAATGATGCTTTTCACAAGCAAGTCAATTTTCACTTTGTGCCAAACTTGAGTGGAGAAAATTTTATTGCTCAAGCATACGCACACCTCAAAACCCTGCCAGAATTTGCTGGCGCAACTGACTGCTAAAAGGAAATATCATGCCCCTCGAAAAAGTTATCTCTGTCGATCTGATTGAAGTTGTTGAATCTGGCGTAATCCAAGTTCGCACCAAGACCGCTATCAAAGAAGATGGCGTGGAAATCAGCAGCCAATTTCATCGCCATACAGTTGCACCTGGTGCTGATTACAGCCAAGAAGATTCCAAAGTGCAAGCCATTGCAGCATCAATTCACACGCCTGAAGTGATTGCTGCATACGAAGCTGCTCAAGAAGCTGCAAAAATTTAAATTTCATAATTGGTGAAGTAAATGGCGTTTGATGATACAAACTTTGATCCGGTGAAGTATGGCGTGCTCTGGCAAAAAGTGCAGGACATGGACAAGAAAATGGACAAGGTCGAGCGCCAGCTCGAAGAACTGGTTGCGCTGGCCAACAAAGGTCGTGGAGGCCTTTGGTTTGGCATGACTGTTGTCTCAAGCGTTTCTGTTGTTGTTGGTTACTTGCTAAATTATTGGAAGCATTGAAATGAATGCGCCTGTTTTTATTTCTACTGTTGTTGCTACTCTCAAAGGCTACGGCCAAAGAGTCTTGCATCGTCTCCGACTTCTATGGTCTAAGCTGGCTCGGAAACCCGAGTGAGCGCCACCAGCGCCTCTCGGAGTGGCTGACCACCAATGGCAGCAATTGCTCATCTGAGCAGTTGGTAGGAATATGGAATAACTTGGCGCTTTGGGCAGGGACAGCAGATAGTGCAGAAATACGGCAAAAAATACTGTACTACTACGCAATGGCAGTTGAAAGGGAAAAGAAATGATCACCTTCGACAAATGGTATGGGCTAGTGCAGCCAACCCACACCGCTACTCAATTGGCATTTGACAAGGCGGTTGAGAAAGTCCAAGAGGAATATCGTTATGCAATAGCGGCCAACAAACTGGAATTAAAAACGCTTGAGATGGAAGTCGAGCTGTACGACAAAAGGGCGCGACAAAACACCATTGAGTTGAGTGCGTTTGAGAACCGTAGGCGCTTTCAAATTTTTGTATGAGGATGCATGATGGACAAGCCAGTACGCAGACCGCGCCAGCCAATGCCAGACACAAAAGATAAACTGACACTGTGGGTGACGCTTATGGTCAGCACCACGCTGTGCATCTCTGTGCTGTCTATGGTGTTTGCTTTCATGCTTGGCCTATGGGCCAAGGAAGTGGACAACGCTGAAATCTTCAAGATGATCAGCCCTGCTTTCAGCACCCTCATTGGCGGCATGATTGGATTCTTGTCTGGCATCAAACTCATGCAAAACGAAGACAGTAAAAAGGACACAAAATGATCGGACTCGACGCACTCCTAAATGTTGGTGGCAAGCTCATTGACAAACTGATTCCTGACCCAGAGGCCAAGGCCAAAGCGCAACTTGAACTGCAAAAGATGGCTCAAGACGGTGAACTGGCTAAGATTGCCAACGAAACAAAACTGTATGAGGTTGAGCAAAACAACCTCACAGAGCGCGTTAAAGCTGACATGGCTAGCGACTCATGGATGTCCAAGAATATTCGTCCTTTGACGCTTGTGTTCTTGCTGGTGGCTTATTCTGGCTTTGCCATTGCATCGATCTTTGAATACGAAACTCGTGGTGCATACGTTGAGTTGCTAGGTCAATGGGGTATGCTTGTTATGTCGTTTTACTTCGGTGGACGCACAATGGAAAAAATTGCTGATAAAGTCAAAAAATGAATCTCACACCTCACTTCACACTCGAAGAACTTACAGCCTCAGAGATTGCAGAACGTAATGGTTGGGACAACAGTCCCAATGACACCGAACTAGCCAATCTGACTCGTTTAGCAGACTTTCTGGAGCAGGTTAAGGTTGTGTTGGGTGGAAAGCCGATCATGATCAGCTCTGGCCTGCGCACAAAGCTCGTCAATGATGCAGTTGGTTCAAAAGACTCGTCACAGCATCGGACTGGTTGCGCCTGTGACTTTCGAGTGCCAGGAATGACACCAGATGAGGTAGTGCGAAAAATTGTTTCCAGCACTATTGCCTATGATCAAGTTATTCGTGAATTTGATCGCTGGACACATATAAGCATCTCAAATAGCGAGGACACTAGCCCACGCAAGCAGGCACTTATCATTGATAAGGCAGGTACTAGACCTTTTGCATAACTGACCAGTTATTCAATTTCTACCACTAGATTGCCATTAGATTGAATATAGTGTTTTGTTTTTTGAATGTATTTTTCAAACTCTGATCTTGCGATACTACCTTGTTGCAGATCAGCGTATTCAAGCAATTCCCTAATCGCTTTAATTCCAACACCATCTAAGCCCATTTGCATTGTCTCTTGATAGCGTAATGCGGCTTTGTGAAGGCTATCCTGTGCTATCTGGCATATAGGTAACACTTCTGGACCTACGCCACTTTTACCCATCATTTCAGATAGATTTAACACATCGACCAATGTGCGCCAATCAGAGATAGTGCCAGAACCCTTAACCATCGCATCTAAAGCTGAGTACTCCATGAGTCGGAGTTTGTCTAGCTTATCTCTTTCTGTTATGGCAGCTCCTGTTAGAGCATGTGTGATCGTATTGATCTGAGTTGACCAAATCTTACGCTTTGTTCTTTTTCTCATTTTTTCATATTTCGCACAAAAATAGAAAATGATGCAGCCGTATCTCCAAATGGTAGTTTTGCGAGTTCTTGAGCAACTTCTTCTAATACTTGATTTCGTTGTGATGGAGAAACGAAAATATCAAAGTGATAGGGTTGACCGGACTTTATTGCATTTTCATGTTCAATACGCTCAAACTCGTCATCTTCATCGGTGTGGATCATTTAGCACCTCCATTGATTCGATTTTGTTTCAGGTGTACGCCTGTGATTCGTTTTAACCAACACGATTGGCAGTTCCACTTAGCTCCCATGTCAATTCCTCCTTCTGGTGGTTTATCAATGTCGCATTTAGCACATAGTTTGAACTTATGGCTTTCATGGGTTGAACCCATGTCTATAGATGGCATCATGCTTGTCCCCTTGCTCGGATGGTTTCGCCAATCATTCTTGGTGTCCAACCACAATGGTCATCACACACCTTTGCACACGCCTCACGCTCATGCTGTGCTACTAGCTTGGCAAAGCGTTCAATATCTTCTTCTCCAAATGCCCAATAACCTATATTGACTATAAAAGCACCAGACTGTTTAGCCATCTCAATGAGTTCATCTTGTGTCATGACGACCACCATGCCACAAAAGTAAGAGCCAAGCAAACTCCAATAGCAAAAGCCAATACATAGCCAGCTACACGCTCCCAAAGTGGCTCTGGTTTGCCATAACCTTGCACCCAAGTGCAGTCTGCAAAGTTTCGGGGTGTTTCAAAGTTTGAATTTTTCATAATTCTTCAATCTCCGTGTCTGTCCATTCACCATTGTGTAAATAGTCGCCCTCGTCATGTTGTAGTAATCCAAGGGCTATGTTTTCTGCCTCAGCTTGGTCGATAGCCTCTACGGTGTAATGAGCGTAGGTTTCATATTTGAATGTGACTTGATAGCTTTTCATGATATTTTCTTTGCGTAATTCATGGCATCGCGCCACATTAACCATGCATCTTCGATGGTTGGCCACGTATAAGTTAGATCAACTACAGCCTCGGTCGCATTATCTTTGTTCTCTAAAAAATAAAGCACATCGTCACGATTGCCAATAGAAACACATCGCATGTATGAATCCATGAATGCTTTTTCCATTTCGTTAGGTGTATAAGTTTCCATGATTTGCAATGCCTTATTTTTCAAGCCTATAGAACCACTTTTCGCCTCTACGCTGGCAGTCAATTTCAAACCCATTCTGTCTAAGCTCTGAAATAATGCTATTTACTGCACAAACATTAGCGTTCTTGATGATGTCTAAGGTAGTAAATTCACCACCCATAGACAGCAAATCAAGCACACGATTCAAGCGTTCGCTACTTTCAATGCTGGCTGCGTTCATGTTGACCTCTTAAAATGGAATATCAGATTCGTCATCAAACTGTGGTTTGCGATTTTCTTGAGGTTTTGGGTCATTAAGATATGCCCAACCATCCCAACCACCTTCGCGCAGTGGAATATTGTCCAATTTAAGCATCGGACCATTTTTTGTTTCAATGATCGAGCCGATTCTCTGGTAACGCTTTTTTGTCTGACCCTCGCTGTTGCGGTATTCACCAACGATGCAGGAAATTTCTTTACTTACTTTTGACATTTCATTCTCCAATGATTGATTTAAGGGAAATAACTTTGGCATCGACTTCTGCCAAAAATGTGAGGACTTCGCCCTCTGCGATCTTGAGCCAATCGGCATTGCGCTCGACTCGATAAACAAAAAGTTGTGCTTTGGCTGGCATCCGTGGGTCAAAAACTACGTAATCGCACCAAGACCTGTTAGCGCAACGCATTTGCCACTGCATCTGTGCATAATATTTTGCGTCTACTGGATTGCCACCTTGTGCATGGGTTAGCCAACACTCTAAAGCAGTGCTTGATGATGGGCATTTGATCTCTACCATGCCATCATCGCCCACCAATCCATCAGGTGACGCTCCAGCCGCTTCAATATCTGGGTGAGGTATAAACCCCACTTCCTCAACCATTTGACCTGTGTGCGTCTCATAAGCAGCCCGAGCAAAAGGTTCTTGTTCCGTACCCCACTGCATTGCAGCATTGGAATATGACTCAGCTCTAGTTTGGGTAATGCGCTCCAAGACAAGTTGTGTCATGTAATTAGTACGGCTGGCGCTGTAACCAGTTTTTGTTTTGGCAAGCACATCAGCCAATCGGCTTGCGGTGACTTTGCCCAAGCGATTTGCAAACCAGCTTTCAGTTCCTTGTTCTTCGTTCATGCTGTTTTCTCCTGTTTAGCACGCTCGACTCGTGCTTTCTTTGCTGCAATCACTTTTGCCTGGAGTCCCTGATTGCCTTCGCAAGCTGCAAGTGCGTCTTTATAGACCTTTGCCAACTCATCGCTATTGCCACTAGCCTCAATTGCCGCCAAATGGTCAGTAATGTCAGGTGTAGGAATTGGCTTGCGTGTAGCTGCATTTCCGTCATCGTCCTCTGGAGCGATGCCACAAGCCGCCATAAGGCTATATCTACGAGCGTAAGTCAAAGCTGAACCATAGCCCTGCGGATCTTGTTTGCTGGCTGGAACATGCAATTTGCCGCACTCCAACATCTCGCCTGATTCGTGAATAAATACAGTCTCTACAGTGACTCCGTTCATGTCTTCGCTTGTTCTTTGAATCATGGCAATGCCAGCTTCGTTTAATCCCTCAATAACAGCCTCTACGCAAGCACTTAAGTCTGCATATTTGCTTTTGAAATGCGGATTGGTAGATGATTTAAGAGCTGGACCAAAGGCCTTTTGTGCCTTAACCAATGCAGTGGCGATATTTTTCATTTGTTACTTTCTAAAATTTCTGTTGTTTTACCGAATAGAACTATTTCACATACGTTGTTCAAACCATCTTTGATGTAGATATGTTTGACCAAGTATTCCGTTCCGTCTGTATGAGCGCAGACTGTTTCTTTTGTAGTTGTGGAAACTACGTCATGAATAAAATGAGTTGTTTTCATGCTTAACCTCTCCATGCCAAAAGAACACCCCAGCCGCCAAAAATAATGATGGCCAAGGTGCATTCAATTAAAGTTGTGATGATCTTAGATTTCATTGCGGTCTTTCTGGATTTGATAAAAGTCAGCTTTAGCTTCTTGCATTAGGCGTTTGTATTCATCATTAGGAATGTCGTAAGTGATGTGATTGCCTTTAGCATCAAACACAAACACATCAAACATTTCCGCATAGTTATGATCGTGGGGATAGTTGATTTCTTCAGGGTAGTAGTCATAACCAACTTTGACGGTTTCAACTGTTTCGCCATCGTCAAAAGAAACAACATCATCAAAGTAGTATTGGAGTTTGATTTCAATCATGATGACCCCTTATGCGTATTCAGCGTGATGCATTTCGTAATAGGCTTGAGCATCTTCTGGAGTTGATGCTTCCCATTCACGACAAATCGCGACTTCGTGACCATTGTTAAAAACAGCCATCCAAGCAGCAGGGATTGTGCAATTCAGGCGGTGATGGAAATATTCTGGTTGAAGGTAAACTTCGGTGATTTCGAATTGTTTGCGCATTTTCATTTCTCCTAAAAAGACCCCAAGAAGTTCGGGGCATGTGTGTATTGTATAGCGTTCTAAACAAGAAGCAACAGTTTTCTATCTTTTTTTTATTAGTACTTTCCCTAATACAGTGAGGCCGAAGCCTCATCTGCATCAAGCCAATAAAAGTGATTCTGCTTCTGACTTCAGTCGGTTGCCATTGCCAAACCAAGCATTGTTCATGCGTGTATCTACGTTATGGCCACGCTCATGGTCAATATATTGAGTAACAGCATTCAGCAAACCCCATCGTGTGCCGTAGACGCCACTTTTTTGTGCACCGATTCCAGCACCATCAAACAGTTCTAAAACACGCTTAAAGCCTCTAGATTCTTTATAGGTTTGCGTTTGTGGATCAAAGATTGCAGGGAATAATTCGCTGACAAAACCCTTTGCATAGCCAGTCGAAACACCAATTCTGGCAAGCGATCTGTATTTGTCCATCATTCCATCAAAACCGCCAACAATGATGCCAAGGCGTTCACGCATCAGGCTTGCATCAAAGTCTGTGCCATGAGTCAACATTACTCGACTTGGTGCAGCCTCAGTATCAGCGGCAGAAAGGGTGTTATTGCAGACTACTCTAATACTTGTAAATTGACCAATCGTTGCAGCTGATCCATCAAATGATGTGCTAAGTAGCAAATAGCCTTTTACTGCATCATCATTCAAAACCACTGATTCTTTGTTGACATTTGCCAATGCCCAGATACGTTTGCCACCTTTGATTGCACCAGCAACTTCAAGAGTAAAACCAGCCGATTGAACAAGCGTGTTAAAAAAGTCCAAAACATCTGCTGGCTGGTGGATTTTGTAACGATCTGAAACTACACCAAGTGGAATTTTGTTGTCATTGCGGAAAATTACATTTTTGTTTTCCACTTGTTGTGGTGCAGCAAGACCTTCAGGCCAAAACATTACCGGAGAGACCTGTGCCTCCCAATCAAGTCCAGCCTCTTTGCGCCACACATCAATTGGTGCGTCTTGGGTAAGCTGTTGACCAAGACCATGCCAGGGAGTTTTGTTCGCGTATGCGATTTCTGCCTTGCCTGTTTGTGTGTTGTTTTCGATTAAATGTGCCATTATTTTTCCTCTTTAAAAGACCCCGAAGGGCGAAATAGTGATATGTCGAATGACATATCTCAAAGCCCACAGAATGGGCTTCAAGATAGGCCATCAAGCAATAATGTTGAAACCGTTAAAGTGAACACCATGATTAAGGGCGTTGATACCAAGGAACACAGGGTAAAAACGACCATCTGTGTGAGTCAGAACCATGTAGCGAAGTTCTGTACCTGTAGATGGGTATTTTTTTGCTACGGCTTTGTGAGCATTCTCAACAGTTGCGTAAGTTTTTGTAGGGTTGATTTCAACAAAGTGTGCCATTTCAGTTCCTTTTAAAAGACCCCGATAACTTCAGGGCATGTGTGTATTGTATATCTTTCTATACAAGAGTAAATAATTAATGCGATATTTTTATTGGTACTTTCCCTAATACGGATACAAAGTTTGTATAGTAAAATGCACCGATGTCAAAAAATGATGCAATTACAAAAGCTGGTTCACAAGCTGCCCTTGCAAGGTTGCTTGGTGTGACTCGGGGTGCTGTTTCTCAATGGAAACAGTTACCAAAAGGTCGGCTGTATCAGCTCATGGTCATAAAGCCAGAATGGTTTGAGAAGCTATAATTTTTGAAACACGGCTAGGTTGGGCCTGATCTCCCAACCGAAAAGCGAACCTCCCGCCTGCCGATTGTTTCTTTTCTGGAGGGTTGCGAGGTTTAAATTGAATTACTACCCATTTCACCTTGGGGACTATGCTTCCCATACCGGCCATCTTGAACCGATGGAAGATTTGGCATACAGAAGACTGCTGGATGCCTACTATCTGCGTGAATCTCAACTGCCACCTGATCATGTCGAAGTAGCAAGACTTATTAGGATGAGGCATCACACGACAGAAGTTGAAACTGTACTTAAAGAATTTTTCTTGTTAACTGACAAAGGCTGGAGTCATGCAAGATGTGACGAGGAAATTCTAAAGATGCAGGATAAACAAGCCAAAGCCAGAGCATCTGCTCAAGCATCGGTAACCGCTCGTAAAGCAAAGGCTAACCCAATGCTAAACGATGGGCAAGCGGATACTGAACGAACGCTTAACGAACGCTCAGCGGATGTTGAGCTACCAACACCAACACCAATACCAACACCAACACCAATTAAAGAATATATATGTCCACCTGACGGTGAACCTGAGGAAAAATTACCTGATTGTGAACACAAAGCAGTTATCAGTCTCTACCATCAACATTTGCCAACACTGAGAAAAGTAGAAGTCTGGAATACAACAAGACATGGTTACTTAAGACAAAGATGGAGAGAGGTCGCAATCGAACTATCGCAAGGCAAAACTATCCAAACCGAAGATGTGCTTAACTGGTGGGAAGACTTTTTCAAACACATTGGACATTCCAAGTTCTTAACTGGAAAAGTCAATAGCAAAGATGGTCGGGCATTTACTGCTGATCTTGAGTGGATCTTGAAACCAAGCAATTTTGCAAAAATCGTAGAGGGCAAATACCATGGCGCTAACTAATTTCAAACAGCAAAACCATCAAATTGACGAAACAAATCACAGTTTATGTAGCGTTACTGGTTGCGGAAAACGCTGGGCAGTTCACATGGAAGGACAGCGCCAGATGTGTTCAGAACATCAATGGTCTGACAAAAAACCAGCAACCAAGCGAGATATTTCCATTGCTGCATTTACGCAGCCACCGAAACAGCACTGGCAAGATGATGAGGTGTTTTGATGTATGACCACAAATCCCTATTGGACAGAAGGCGGGAAGGCCAAGAATTTAGCCTTGCTGACATCAATCGAGCGTTGCGAGATGCTGGAGACCTTGCGCCAAAAGGAAGCGACAGAATGGATAAAACGTTATCGCAAGAAACGACAGGAATTAGGCAATCAACAAACACAAGTTTGGTGGGAGAACCTAAAAATGGAAATCAAAAAACGTCGTGGGCAGGATGGTCTAGATACCTTGATTACCAACATGAGGAATCAAAATGAGATACGCAGCAAGGGTGGATGCTAACCAAGAACAAATAGTCTCTGCTTTAAGAGCAGCTGGCGCTTATGTTTGGATTATTGGCCTACCGATTGATCTTTTAGTTGGTTTCAAAGGCCATACGTTTCTTGTAGAGATAAAAGATGGTCCTAAAAAGCGTTTGACAAAGTTACAAACAGACTTTTTTGAGAATTGGTGCGGTGGTACTTTGTGTCGAGTAGATTGCCCTGATGCTGCATTACGAATGATTGGAATGATTAAATGAAACCAGAAGAAGCAGCCCAAACTATCAGGGATAAAGCCCCAGCTTATGGAGAGGCAAAAGCACAAAGGGTATATCTTGAAGAATTCCGCAAGTCAAAAAAAGCACTTCTCATGAAAGACGCACTCAAACTTGGAGTTGAAGCAGCCAATGCACAGGAGCGTGAAGCATATGCAGACCCTGCTTATCACCAGTTAATTAAAGGTCTGGCATTAGCAATCGAACAAGAAGAAACGTTAAAGTGGGAACTGGAAGCTGCAAGGTTGGACATAGAAATATGGCGTACAAGGGAAGCAACAAATCGGATGCAAGACAGGTCGCACCAATGATTCCAAAGCACCCATATGTCAGAAGCAAAAAACTTCTAAAACTCGTAGCAAGTCTTGATTGCCAGCTTTGTGGTTCAGGTCATTTTATCCAGGCAGCACATACAAACTGGGGTGGTGGTAAGGGCAGAGGCATTAAAGCTGACGACAATCTTACTGCCGCATTGTGTATGACTTGCCATTACGACATTGACCAAGGAGCGAAATGGTCAAAGGAAGAAAGACAGCAAGCGTGGCAAGTAGCACATTACAAAACAGTTCAATTATTGGTAGACACTGGCCAATGGCCTGTTGACATACCTATACCATATATAGCAAAATAAACACACTGACAAATGCAGTTGCCAGTTTTGGGGCTTCGGCCCCTTTTTTTAAGGACATCATGAATCCAGCAGATAAAGTCGAAAAATGGTCTATTGATAAGCTCATTCCTTACGCACGCAACTCACGCACGCACTCTGATGAGCAAGTAGCACAGATTGCTGCAAGTATCAAGGAATGGGGCTGGACAACACCTGTATTGGTTGATGAACAAGGCGGCATCATTGCCGGACACGGTCGCACACTGGCAGCTCAAAAGCTCAATATAAAAGAAGTCCCTGTAATGGTGGCCACAGGATGGAGTGATGCAAAGAAACGCGCCTACATCATTGCTGACAACAAACTAGCCTTAAATGCAGGTTGGGATGAGCAAATGCTGGCGCTCGAACTTTCAGAACTGCAAGACCTTGGTTTCGATTTGAAATTAACTGGATTTGATAAAAATGAATTAGATGAAATATTTGCTGATGAAGTACAGCTAATAGATCCAGATAATCCTTACACATCAAAAATCAAAACCCCGATTTATGAGCCACAAGGTAAGAAACCATCTATAGAAGAACTCTATGATGATTCTAAAGCAATGGAATTAATACTTGCAATTCGGGAAAGCAAGTTAAATGATAAAGAAAAACAATTTTTAATGACAGCTGCTTCTAGGCATGTTGTTTTTGACTATTCGAAAATTGCTAATTTTTATGCTCATTCTTCAAGAGAATGTCAGGAGCTTATGGAAAATAGCGCTTTAGTGATTATTGATTTCAATAAAGCAATAGAAAATGGATTTGTTCGATTGACTGAAGAAATTAATACCATGTTTGAACACGTTGAAGTCGAGGAAAATGAATAACGACTACATTTTCGTCAGGCATGGTCAAACCTATTGGAACAAAAATGGGATTATGCATGGCCAATATGACATTCCGTTAAATTTCACTGGCATTAAGCAGGCAAAAAAAATATCAGAAGAACTGAAAACAGATCATTTTGACATTTGTTTCTGCTCTCCATTACAAAGAGCAAAGTCAACAGCATTTAGCATTTTAATTAATCATAAAAACACAAGAATTTTTTATGATGAAAGATTAAAAGAATTAAGCAAAGGATTGTTAGAAGGTAAGCACCTCAATAGTGAAAAATTGCTTAAAGATGAGAACTTAAATTTTTTACGCAAGTTCAACATAGAAAGCAAAATGGACTTTTTTTATAGAGTCAAATCATTTATTGATGATGTTGAAAAAAGGTACAGAAACAAAAGAATTTTGATTGTCGCTCATAGCGGAACCATCAAAATGTTGTTCTTTGCTTTTAATTTTCCAAAAAAACCTTTGCACAAAGCATATTACGACTTGCATATAAAAAACTGCAAAGCGTACAAAGTTGACTCAATCAAACTAGGAGCTTCAAAAATGAAAATTGGTTTTTTCCCAATGGTTGCAGACATCCTGCACTCTGGCCATGTTCTAGCTTTGGAAGAAGCAAAAAAGCATTGCGACTTTTTAATTGTCGGCCTGCACTGCAATCCAAACTACAAAACCACGCAGCAATCAATCTATGAGCGCTACATGCAATTACGTGCTGTCAAATGGGTCGATGAAGTCATACCCTATGAAAACTCTGTAAAAGATAAAGATGTTTTCGTATCCCTTGATTACGATGTGTATTTTCTAGGTGAGGATCATAAAAGTGATGATTGGGAGCTAAAAGATACAGTTGAAAATCAAGAAAAAGAAATTGTGTATCTAAAAAGAAAACATAGCTTCAGCAGCAGCAAGATCAAAAATGATAGTAAGTAACAACTATGCTGTTTTCATCCTGTCTCACGGCAGGCCTGACAACGTAATAACCTATGGCCAACTCAGGCGGCATGGTTATACAGGCAAAATTTTCATCATTGTTGACGACGAAGATAAGACCATTGATCAATACAAAGAAAAATATGGTGATCAAGTCATTGTTTTCAGCAAAAACGAATATCAAGACAAGTTCGACATCATGGACAACTTTGCTGGCAACAAAGTCATTGTCTATGCTCGAAACGCATGTTATGACATAGCACGCAATCTGAAGTTAGATTACTTTTTCGAGTATGAAGACGATTACACATCGTTTCAATACAGGTATGTCGAAAATTTCGCACTTAAAGCTAAAGTAGTAAGAAACCTAGATGCGATATTTGCTTCAATGATCAAATGTCTAGATGAGACAAAGGCACACACAATAGCATTTGCTCAAGGTGGCGATTTTATTGGCGGAGCTACATCTTTTGAAAATAACACATACAAAAGAAAAGCAATGAATAGCTTTATCTTTAAAGTCAACAAAGACCCATCGAATGACATTATTTTCATCGGACGAATGAACGATGACGTTAATACTTATCTAACGCATGGCAGAGTAGGAAAGCTATTCTGTCAAATTACAGCAATAAATTTAGTTCAGCTTGCTACACAGTCAAACTCTGGCGGCAATACAGAGGCCTACAAATCATTCGGAACTTATGTGAAATCGTTTTACAGCGTGATGGCTGCTCCGGACTGCTGTAGCATTGATTTGATGGGTAGAACGCATAAGCGAATTCACCACAGGATAAGCTGGAACAACGCAGTGCCCAAAATCCTTAATGAGCAACACCGTAAACCAAGGCTTTTATCGCGCTACACAAACACGATTCAGGAGATGTAACAATGGCAAAAACTGAAAAATCGGTTCTAAAAAAGGCAGGACCTAATGGCGGTGCTAGACCAGGTGCTGGTCGTAAGGCTTTTGAACCTACAGATGATGAACGCAAACAGGTCGAAATCATTTCTGGTTATGGTTTACCCTTAGAGCAAATCGCAGTCCTAATTCGTGATGGAATTGACAGTGACACCTTGCGAAAGCACTTTGCTACAGAATTGCAATCTGGCAAAGCAAAAGCCAATGCACAGGTTGGAAAAACTTTATTTCAGAAAGTCATGGCAGGTGACACCACGGCAGCCATTTGGTGGAGCAAAACACAAATGCGCTGGTCTGAGGTGCAAAAGCACGAGCTGACTGGAGCTGATGGTGCTCCTTTGGAATTTTCAAAAATTGAACGTGTTGTTGTAAAAAATGGGTAAAACCCTACAAATTCAGACCCCAGAATGGGCATTGCCTTTGTTGGAGGGCAAACGATACAAGGGTGCATGGGGTGGTCGAGGTTCTGGCAAGTCGCATATGTTTGCCGAACTTATGATTGAAATGCACATCATGGATCAAAAGCGCAGAAGTGTTTGTGTGCGTGAAATCCAAAAATCACTGAATCAATCGGTCAAACGTCTATTGGAGACAAAGATCGAACAAATGAACGCTGGCGCTTACTTTGAAGTTCAAGATGCAGTCATCAAATCCAAAAAGGGTGATGGTGCAATTATCTTTCAGGGTATGCAAAACCATACAGCCGACTCAATTAAGTCGCTTGAGGGTTACGACTGCGCTTGGGTGGAGGAGGCTCAAAGCCTAAGCCAAACCAGCCTCGACCTGTTACGGCCAACCATCCGCAAACCAGACTCCGAACTATGGTTCACATGGAATCCGCGCCAACAGAACGACCCTGTGGATTTTTTACTTCGTGGTCCAGAACCGCCAAGCGATGCTGTAGTAATCAAAGTAAATTTCGGTGATAACCCTTGGTTTCCGCAAGTCTTAAAAGACGAGATGGAGTACGACAAACGCAGAGACCCTGACAAATATCAGCATGTTTGGATGGGGCAATACTTAAGAAACAGCAATGCAAGGGTATTTAAAAACTGGAAAATCGACGACTTTGAAGCACCACCAGATGCAATTCACCGTCTAGGTGCTGACTGGGGTTTCTCGGTTGATCCAACAGTGTTGGTGCGATGCCACATTATTGGCCGAACTCTATATATTGACTACGAGGCCTACATGGTCGGATGCGAGATCGTCAATACGCCTGAATTGTTTATGCAAGTACCGGATTCTGAAAAATGGCCAATCGTGGCTGACTCAGCAAGGCCAGAGACAATCAGTCACATGAAAAAGAATGGCTTTCCTAAGATTATGAATGCAGTCAAAGGACCAAAATCAGTTGAGGAAGGCATCGAGTTTTTAAAGAACTACGATATTGTGGTTCACCCAAGATGCACACACACAATTGACGAACTTACGCTGTACAGTTATAAGCAAGACCCATTAACTGGCAAAATCTTGCCTATGCTAGATGATAAGAAAAACCACGTAATCGATGCATTACGCTACGCATGTGAAGCTGTCAGACGCGCATCAGTAACAAAACCAGTGACATTCACTCCATTGCCAACTATGCACAAATGGTGAGAAAATCGCACAAAATGAGGATTTAATTATGGCCCGAATCTCGAACGATCAACGCCTTGCCAATTTACACGATGAAGCATTGGCACAGTTTGATGATGTCCAAAGCGCACTACGCGATGAACGCCTGCAGTGCCTCCAAGACAGACGCTTCTACTCTTTGGCTGGAAGTCAGTGGGAAGGCCCACTATGGGATCAGTACGAGAACAAACCCAAGTTCGAGGTTAACAAGATTATGTTGGCCGTTATTCGGGTAGTTAACGAATATCGAAACAACCGAATCACAGTTGATTTTGTCTCTAAAGATGGCGCTGAGAACGACAAACTAGCAGAGGTCTGCGATGGTCTATACCGAGCAGACGAGCAAGCATCTGTAGCTGATGAAGCCTACGACAATGCCTTTGAGGAAGCTGTCGGTGGTGGAATTGGTGCATGGCGTTTACGCACAGTCTATGAAGATGAGGAAGATCCAGACGACGACCGTCAACGCATCCGCATAGAACCAATCTTTGATGCTGACAGTTCTGTATTCTTCGACTTACAAGCCAAGCGTCAAGATAAAGCAGACGCTAAGTTCTGTTTTGTTGTCACATCGATGACTCGTCAAGCCTACAAAGACACATGGGGCGATGACCCAACTGATTGGCCAAAGATCATTCACCAGTACGAATTTGACTGGTGCACACCCGATGTGGTCTATGTTGCTGAGTATTACAAAGTCGAGGAAAAAACCGAAACAATCCGAATTTTCCAAACCATCACAGGCGAAGAAGAACGCTACACAAAAGCAGACTTTGACAATGATGAAATGCTTGAGGAAACTCTGGCAGCTGTTGGCTCAGTCGAGGTACGCCAGCGCAGGATCAAAACCAAGCGCGTGCACAAATACATCATGTCGGGCGGCAAGGTGCTTGAAGATGCAGGCTACATTGCAGGCAAGTGCATCCCGATTGTGGTTGTTTATGGCAAACGCTGGTTTGTTGACAATGTTGAGCGATGCATGGGTCATGTGCGTCTGGCCAAGGATGCCCAGCGCCTCAAAAATATGCAGCTTTCGAAACTTGGTGAAATCAGCGCCTTGTCATCAGTAGAAAAGCCAATCCTCACGCCTGAACAGGTAGCTGGCCACCAAGTCATGTGGGCTGAAGACAATCTCAAAGATTATCCATATTTGCTGATTAACCCGATCACAGACCAAAACGGCAACCAAGCAGTAAGTGGTCCGGTAGCCTACACTCGGTCGGCAGCCATACCACCAGCAATGGCCGCACTCTTGCAGATCACAGAAACTGACATGCAAGACATTTTGGGTAATCCAGCTGGTGCTGACAAGATGGTTAGCAACATTTCTGGCAAAGCTGTCGAAATGATTCAAGCCCGAGTTGATGGCCAGGCATTTATCTACATGAGCAACTTTGCCAAAGGCATGAAACGATGCGGTGAAATTTGGCTCTCGATGGCCAAAGACATCTACACCGAAGACAAACGCAAAATGAAGACGATTGCGCCAACTGGTGAGGCTGGAATGGTCGAACTTATGAAACCCTCAATTGATCAGGAAACTGGTGCAGTTGTTCTTGAGAACGACCTTACATCTGCTACTTTCGATGTGATTGCAGATGTTGGACCATCAAGCAGCACCAAACGTCAAGCAACTGTTCGCGCTCTGACTGGAATGCTCCAGATCACTCAAGACCCAGAGACAGCCCAAGTGCTGACTGCAATGGCCATGATGAATATGGAGGGCGAAGGTGTTGGAGATGCCAATGCCTATTTCCGCAAAAAGCTACTGCGCATGGGCGTGGTCAAGCCAACCGACATGGAAGCCGAAGAACTCATGGCCGAAATGCAAGGCAAACCACAAGATCCAAATGCCATGTATCTGCAAGCCGCAGCCGAGGAAGCAAGTGCCAAAGCAGCAAAAGCTCGAGCCGATACTGTCGAAACCGTTGCCAGCGCAGAACTCAAACGCGCTCAAACACTGGAGACTTTAGGCAAAGTTGAAGAAAACGCACAAAATATGGCGCTCACAAATGCCGAGGCTGTGCAAGAAATTTTGCAAGGCCAAATCATTCAACCAGTTGTAAGATGAATGAAAAAGCGCGAGAATATATAAACGGCATCCACCCAGCCGTTCTAATGGGTGAGTTTGATGGGGTCAGAAGATGAACACAAAGGCAGTATCAGGAGAAGAAAACCAAGACGATGACACTATCGTCATTGAGGACGAAGGCCAAAGCACTGAGCAAACCACCGATGAGCAAAAATCCATCGATGACCAGGGCAAAGACCAGACAACCGAAAATGACGAAGGCGACAGCGAAGAGGTGATCGTATCCATTGGTGAGGAAGCGCCACCTCCCGAAGAACAGACTCATGCGCCTGAATGGGTACGCGAGCTGCGTAAGACGAACAGAGAATTGCAACGGCAAAACCGTGAACTGCAAGGCAAGCTGCAAAGCACCGCACAGACTGAGACCAAGCCGGTCGTGCTAGGCAAAAAGCCAACCCTTGAAGAATACGACTATGACGCTGACAAATTCGAGACAGCACTGGCTGATTGGTTTGAGCGCAAGCGACAAGCCGATGAAGCCCAAGCCAAGCAAGAAGCTGAAGTTATGAATCAGCAAAAAGCATGGCAAGCCAAACTGGATGGCTACGGCAAAGCGAAAGCCGAGCTAAGAGTCAAAGATTTTGAAGACGCTGAGGCAGTGGCCCAAGAGTTATTCAACATCACCCAGCAAGGCGTTGTGCTCCAAGGTGCAGATAATCCTGCGCTCGTCATCTACGCGCTCGGCAA